TGACCACCCTGTAGTATCTCTATAAATTGCATTAGTTTCAATAGCACCATAAGATGAATAACGCATTGTATCATTACTACTATCAGCTCTAAGTTGTATTTGACCAGCACCTCCAGAGTTACCTAGAATTACTTGTCTACCACCAGTATTAACTGCACCAGCTCTTTTTATCCAAAAACTGACTGTGTATTGAGTTTGTGCTGTTGCTCCAGATACTGCTTTATACAAATATTGACTAGAAGTACCATCTAGTCTTAGCGATTGTTCTATTTGGTAAGAAGAATAAAATCCAGCAGTAGCTCCAGCACCACCAAACCATTTTTCATTTGCTACCATTAACTAAACGCCAGTTGTGGTGTTCCTAGCAGAATAGAATTATCTGCTTTGATTAAATAAGGCACTACATCATATTGTGAGTTTGTACTTGATAAAGTTAAACCAGCACCCCCTACAGTTTCATAATCTCCATGTAAACTAACTGTTCCAGCACTACCACTTGAAGGCTGTATAAATACTATAATACCAGTTTGACCTACGTTCCCAGCTTCGGTGCTAGGTTGTGCTAAAGTATTAGCTCCAGAGCCTAAAGTAAGGATAAAATTCTGGTTACTATCAAAATCTAGGGTCTTGCTTGTTGAAATCGTTGCTGTTTCAGTCTTTGGAATATTTACTTTATTTGTTAATGTTCCAGTAGATACTAAAGAAACTAAAGTTGAGTTTGCTCCATCTGGTAATAATAATTCATTTGTTACTGATGCTGAATGTGGTTGTGATTTTACTATTTGACCATGTGAGTTGCTTTCACAGTTAAACTGGATTGCCCCAGCATTTGTGTTTCCTCTAATAGTCACATGACCAGTTCCTTTAGCTTCAATATCTAAGTCAATATTACTATCGCCACCAGTTGCACTTAACTTTGGTGGATTACCAGTTGCAGAGTTTGTTACATCAAATTGGTTTACTGCTGATGCAGTTTTTTGAAATATAATAAGTTCGTTTCCATCATCATCATTTATTCCATGTGCATCATCAAATTGTATATTGTTACTATTTGTATCTAAATCTGCTGAAAGTTGTGGTGAACTGTCATTTAACAAGTCTGACTGTGTTGCACTATCTATAAAGTTTATTGTGTTTGCAGATGTATCTATAGTTGCAAATGAAATATCATCTGAGCCATCAAAAAATTTTATTTCTAGACTGTTGCTTCCAGAGTTGGTTGTATCTAGCCATAATGTTCCTACTACTGCACCACTAGGTCTATTAGTTCCACTATGCATTGAGTTGATTGCTGAAAGCGAATTGTTTAAATCACTCCTAAAGCTAGGAAATGATTGGTTTGCTATGTTCATATCATGTTGTGCCATAATTAATTGTACTCCTTTTAAAATCCTTTTGCAATAAAATCAAATGTTTTTGATACACCAGTATTAGAACTATTAAAGAACGCTACATCAAAACCAGTAATAGCTTTATTGCTCACAGTAAAATAATCTCCAGTTGCCATTCCTTGTGCAGTTACGCCTACAGCATAATTAACAGTTTTAAATGGCTTGTCAAATACTATTGATTTAGTACTAACACCAGAAACTATGTCATTTCCACTAAATATTCTGTCTTGCATATCAACTGTAACGGAAACTGCTGATACAACTGGGGTTGATGCGTTATCTCTTGAAATTAATACAACTCTAAATTTTAAATATCTTGCTTCGTATTCTCCAATAACAAAACCTCTAAAATCTGTATAAGTGACATTATCATCACTTGTTGCTATTTCTAAATGTGCATTACAGTTTGCTGGGGTATCTCCGTCAAAATTAGAACTTGCATCATCAAAATCACCAGTTCTTCCATCAAATAAATCATCTGGATTATCTGATGTTTGTGTCATTGATGCAGTTATTCTTACAGTATGCTTTGCTCCTATGTCAATTACATTTGCAAATTCATAGTTACCACTTGATACAAAATCAAAGTTACTAGCACCTTGGTCAAAAAATCTATCTGCATCATCATCAAAGTTGCCACTAGCAGAATCAAATAATTCTGTGCTATCTAATTCAATAGCATTATCTACTAGTATTGTATCAGTAAAAGTTCCCCCAAAAGTAGGGTGTTCTGCTTGTGTGGTAATGTTGTTAAAGTTTATAGCACTTGTTACATTCGATATAATTGCAGTTGCGTTAGAGCTAAAGTTTCCTAGTTTATCTACTGCTTTAATTAAATATGTGCCTTGTCGTACTGGTACGGATATTGATGTTGCTGGTCTTGATATTTTTTCAACCAAAGCTACAGAGTTTTGCCAGTCAGCAGTTCCGTCAGTTTCTTCAGAGAACCTTAAATTATAAAAAGCTAAATCTAAATCTGTAACAGCTTCCCAAGATAGATGAGCTTCTTGACCAGATACATTGCAAGAAAAATCTGTTACATCTGATGGTGGTGCTATTGCTCCTACTATCTTTCTTTGAGCAGATACATAAGTTGAAGATACTCCAGCACTATTTACAGCTTTTACTCTTACATCATAAGTTTGCTGATCAATCACATTTAAAACTCTATGATTCAATCCAGAACCTTGAGCATAAATAATAAAATTTGAATCAGTACTTAGTTTGTATTCTACTTGGTAGAAATCTATAAAGTTGTCTGGTGATGCTCCTACAGTAACATCTAAAGCAACAATAACTGTTCCATCATTATACTCTATGAGTTGATCTGATAAGGTAACACTTGCTGGGGGTTGTATGACAAAAGGGTTAGGTAATGTTGTGTTTGGTATATTTGCTACCTCTTGTTGTGTTCCAAAAGTGTAAAAGCTATCTTGATGCTCTGAACATTGCATAGTAACTGTATAATTACTATTTACATTTAAACCTTGCACTCTAAATGGTTTAGCTGAAAAACTTGGTGTAGCGTGAGTTATATTTACTATATCTCCTATAGCTAAATCCAACGCAGTTGCATCAGCAATAAGGCTAATATCTAAACTTGACCTAGACCTCCTTAAAATAATTTCAGCCATCTCCTGGGCTTGATATGGACTTGTTAGCATTGTAAAATCAAATCTGCCCTCTAACAATAAACCACCATCTGCTGTCTTCATAGTTGCGTGTTGATCTGCACTAGCTAAACCTGTTTCGTCTACTGGTGGAAACTGTGCTGTGTCTGATTGATAGTTTTTATCTGGGTTTGTAAAGTTAACTATAACTCTATTATATCGTGAATTTTTGTTTTTGCTTTTGACTGATATACCACCAATAATATTATCTTCTGTCAAAGTAATTGATGCAGAGCCGGTAGTTTCAACTAATACATTATAGATACCTCCAGAGAAGTTTAAATAGGCTCTAGCACCCCTAATAAAGTTTTTAACATTATCTATAGCTTTCTTTGACGTATCGACAACTGCATGGCTATCCATTAAATCTATCTGACTTGCTCCACTATAAGGGGTAATATTTGCATCACAAACATCTGTAGCAGTTTGCCAATCTGCAAAGTTACTATCAAAATAACTATTAGCAATACCCATTCCAAACCTATCGTTTCTTAAATAGTCTAATAATTGTAAAATAGGGTTGTCTGAATATTCCCAAGTAGAACTATCATCTTTTCTATGGCTACCACTTCCCCCTGTTACAGTACTGTCTAAATTTGGATTATAAACTTTTTTACCTTTTACGACTGCTTGAACTGTTGGCAATGAACCGAACTTGTCTTGATTCCATTCAAACCTTATAGCTAAGTAGCATAAACCTCTTAATCTGTGGTTTGAAGTCCAAGAACTCAAAGTAGATAATAATGAAGATGCAGTTTGACTATCACTTCCAAAGTGTG